CGAAGGACTGGGAGCAATCCCTGGAGAGCGCCACCGCATGGACCTTGATCGCAAGCATCAGGCTCATGACGCGACGCCTCGCAAGATACTGCCATGTCGCATGAACTTTTGAATCAGGCTCTTAGTGATCTCAATCGGGCTTGGCGTCACGCCAGCCTGCGGTGCCGTATCGAACACGAATATCCAAGACGGACTAGCAGTTGTTTCCGGCCGATTGCCTTCGAGATGAAAAACTCCGTCCGTCCCTGGCCTAAGCGTCGGCTTTCCCAGGTGCTTCTGCCAGCTGTCCCAAACCGCTTCCGGGATGGCCAACACGCATCCCATACAGCGGTCATGCTTGCCGAGCTGGAACTTGAACATCATCTGGTAGAACGTTCGCTTGAATACGTTGGCGATATTGGGCCCTTCTACACCTTCACTGAGCCAGTGCTGATACTCTTGCAGGGTCGTTCCGAACTTGCCGCCGTGCATTCGAAGGCCTTCGCGGAGGTTTCTGACCGCTGCTCGATACGAACCGTGGAAATCCATCGTCTGAATCTCAAGAAAGCCGAGTCGACCCACATGGGGCACGCCTCCCTCGTTCACCAACTCGATGATCGTCACATCAAACGAAAACTCTGGCGAGCGATCTGTTTGGGGAATCGATAGCTCGCCACCCAGCTTCGCGTCGAAGTAGATGAAGACCAGCTCACCTGCGGCCAGCCGCGTGGAAATATCTTCCCGAGTGTCAGCGTGCACTAAGCTTATGGCTGGAACTATTTGAGGGTTAGCACAAGCATTCAAGCCGAACAGGGTGCGCACGGCACTCCCAATTAACTCTGGACCAAAAGAGCGATAGGGACAAACGAGCCAGTCCTGCCGCCTCCCATTGCTCAAGCTGTTGATCGTGCAAACGCCTTTCGAGGCCTCACTCTTGATGCAGCGCCGGTTTTCGCCTGTCACGTTCGAAAGGAACGGGCATCGCTCGTCCTGCTGATCGCGCACGGAGGCTTCCGACGACTCGACTGATGGGAAGACCCGATGGCCAAACCACTCGCTTACATAATTTCCAGGCGCTTCGCGCCGCGTCTTCTTGGCCAATACAAGCTACTCCGCCGCCTGAATAAACTCGCTCGGCACTGGCAAACGGTACCGACACTTCACTGGCTCACGTCGATTTGGGCCATCGCTCGCAAGCATCGACCTGATCTCCATAGCCACAGCTTTTGCCAATAGCGGCGGGACCGCATTGCCAACCTGATCATACTGCTCGGAGTTCGACCCTTCGAAGACAAACCAGTCCGGGAAGGACTGGATCCTCGCTGCCTCACGAATCGATATCGTGCGATCCTGTTCTGGGTGGATGTACTCGCCAGACTTCGGATCCCTGAACCGAGTGATGATCGCCCTAGCAACGCCCTCCCATTGCATCCGCCGGAAACGTCGCGTGTGATCTTTCCTGTGGGCTCGCTGCATTCCAGCCGGAAGCATTTCAAATGGCAAGGCGCGCCAATCCTCGCCGGGTGCCAGCATGCGTATTCTCGCGATGTTCTGTGGCGCTAGCCGTGGAGCATAGTGGTTCGCCAACTGGCTGGGTGCGCTTTTCCTCATGGCCTGCTGGTACTTTCCAGAGGCAGGGCCGCTATAATCCGGGTTGATCTCACCGGCACCCACGACCGGCAGGTCACCGATGGCTTCTCGAATTGTGACGAAGCCGGACGTCATCTCGAAGGGAATGGCGCGGTTGGGAACGAGATCACCAATTCCTGCCACGCCATGCGTCGGCGCTGGGAACCCGCCACTAGCCTTCAGGTCATTTCGCCAACCCACAAAGAACATCCGCCAGCGCATTTGGGGGACGCCGTACTGAGCTGCCAGCAACTCTGCGCAGTCAATGGAATATCCTGCGCTCCTGAAGGAGTCTGCTATTTCCGCAAGAACCGCACCACGCTCAAGCGTCGCGAGACCCGGGACGTTCTCGATCATGAGCACCTTGGGGCGCAGCTCGCGGGCAATCCGCATGAACTCGCGGATAAGGCTGTTACGCGGATCGAGGATCTTGCGCTGCCCTATGATGCTGAAACCTTGGCAGGGCGGTCCGCCGACCAGCACGTCGAGCTCGCCCGGGCGGATATCAGCTTTCTCAAGGATCTCGCTGGCACTGACATCGCGTATGTCGGCATGAATGAACGGAGTCTGAGGGAAGTTACGACGGTGCGTCTTTGCACAAGCACCATCGAGGTCCATCCCTAATCTGACATCGAAACCAGCATTGGAGAAGCCGAGGGAAATTCCACCAACACCACAAAAAAGATCAACGACCTTTAGGCGAGACCGCTCTTCGTTATTCTCCGGCCCGCCCAAGACATAGGGATTCATTTCAGTTCGCCCTTCTCGGGATAGTCTCGGAACAGGCTGTCCTGAGCTTGGTAATGTTCGTGATCCAAGTGTTCTCGGATGAGGCGCGCAATCAGCGTGCTTTTCTTGTGACCACGCTCGTCACAGTACGCTTCAAACCGGCGTCCCAGGTCCTGGTCCAGGATCACGGAGATTCGGTGCTGACGGTGTTCAGTTTCGCGCCTACTCGACATGTGGGTACTCTGGCGCATAGGCGCGTCGACATCAACACAATCGCTCACTTTTGCGCACTTTCATTCAGTTGTGTGCTGCCGGTATGATGTTCTTTTTTTGTTCTCACGTCAATGGCTCCTGTCCGGTTAACTCGAAGACGGCGGTGCGGAGACAGCTAAGAGTATCTCCTGACAGTTCCCAAACATTCCCAATAGCTTGAGGGTCCGTTTCGGGCGATTCTGCCGTCCATGCGGACCTTCCTCCATCGCCTTCTCGGCCTCGCGCGCGCTCGCGGCTTCGACGCTGCGGGTGGCGGGCGGCGTTGGGAGGGCGCGCGGACGGTCGATGGCCTGAACGCGGCGATCCTGGCGGGCGCGACCACGGCGGCGCGGCGGGCCGGGTGGTATGCGCGCAACAACCCGTGGGTCGCTGCGGCGGTGGACAGCCTGGTCGGCAATGTCGTCGGCGCCGGGATCAAGCCGCAATCCACCCATCCGGATCGTGCCGTGCGCGAACGGCTGCAGGCGCTCTGGCTGCGCTGGACGGATCATGCTGCCCCGGACGGGCTGGCCGATTTCTACGGACTGCAGGCCGTGGCCGTGCGCGCGATGGTCGAAAGCGGCGAGAGTTTCGCCCGGCTCCGCGTCGCCAGCGACGCCGCCGCCATTCCCCTTCACCTCGAGCTTCTGGATCGCGAGCAGGTTCCCATGGACCTGCACCGCGAGATCGGCGGCGGGGCGCGGATCCGCGCGGGCATCGAATTCGATGCCGCCGGACGCCGGGTCGCCTACCGGGTCTTGTCCTCCCGCCCGGGCGATCCGCTGGGGTCTCTCCGCATTGACCCGGTCCGCGTCCCCGCCGCCGATTGTCTGCACCTGTTCAAGCCGCTCGCCGCGGGCCAGCTGCGCGGCATCACCTGGCTCGCGCCGGTTCTGCTGCGGCTGCACGAGCTCGACCAGTTCGAGGACGCGGCCCTCGTGAAGGCCAAGGTCGCGGCGCTGTTCACCGGCTTCATCACCGATCCCGACGGCACGGCGGGCGGGCTTTCCGGCACGAACACCAACGGCGCGCTCACCGTGGGCATGGAGCCCGGCAGCCTGATCCCGCTGCCGCCCGGCACCGACATCCGCTTCTCGAACCCGACCGAGCACGACGCCTACGCGCCCTTCGTGAAGAACCACCTGCGCGCCGTCGCCGCCGGCATGGGCTTGCCGTATGAGCTCGTCTCGGGCGACCTGGAGGGCGTCACCTATTCCTCGATCCGCGCCGGGCTGATCGAGTTCCGGCGGCGGGTCGAGCAGCTGCAGCACAACGTGGTGGTCCATCTGTTCTGCCGCCCGGTCTGGGAGCGGTTCGTGCGGCTCGCGGTGCTGACCGGCGACCTGCCCGCGCGGGACTTCGACCGGAATCCGGACGCCTACCTCGGCTGCGAATGGCTGCCGCCGAAATTCGACTACGTCGATCCGATGAAGGACGTGCAGGCCGAGATCATGGCGATCGGCGCGGGGCTCAAGAGCCGGTCCCAGGCGATCTCGGAGCGCGGCTACGACGCAGAACAGGTGGATGCCGAGATCGCCGCCGACCACGAGCGCGCGGCGGGGCTGGGTCTTGCCTTCGGTCAGACCGCGGTGCCGCAGCAACAGAAGGAGGCCGCCGATGGCTGACACCGAGACAACCCCGGCATCGACGCGCTCAGACGTCGGGAACGACAACGTTTGCCTGCTCACCCGCCGCGCGACGCTGGCGCCCGCCACAGCTGATCCGGAGGCCCGCACCGTCGAGGTGATCTGGACCACCGGCGCGCCGGTTCGCCGCCGCGACATGACAGGGCAATACATCGAGCGGCTAAGCCTCGATCCGCAGGCGGTGGACCTGTCGCGCCTCGAAGGCGCCAGCGTACTGGACGCGCATCGCCAGACCGCCGTGCGCGATGTGCTTGGCTCCGTCCGCAGCGCCGCCGTCGATGGCAAGCGCGGCACGGCGCTCATCCAGTTCTCGGCCCGGCCCGAGGTGGAGCCGGTCTGGCAGGACGTGCTGACGGGCATCCTGCGGCATGTCTCGGTCGGCTACTCGGTCGAGGACTGGGCCGAGACCGCTGAGAACGGCGCGCGCGTGCTGACCGCCGTGCGCTGGACGCCCCACGAGATTTCCCTGGTGCCGACGCCCGCCGACCCCGGCGCCCATATTCGCATGGAGACTGAGATGACCGACACGACCACCACCGCCACCCCGCCCGAGGCGCCGACCACCGAGACCCGCGCCGAGGCGAACGCCGAGATCCGCTCCATCGCCCGCATCGCGGGGCTCGACCAGTCCTGGATCGACGGCCAGATCGACGGAGGCGCGGACCCTGACACCGCCCGCCGCGCGGCCTTCGAGGCGCTTGCGAAGCGCAGCGCGCCCGCGATCCGCACGGAGCAGGTCCGCGTCGAGATGGGCGAGAGCCACGACGATCCTGCCCTTCGCGCTCGGCAGATGGGCGAGGCGCTCTACGCCCGGATCAATCCCCGGCACGAACTCTCCGAGCCCGCCCGGCGCTACGCCTATTCCACACCCGTGGACATGGCGAAGGAACTGCTGACCCTGCGCGGCGAGTCCACCATGGCGCTGTCGCCCGCGAGCCTTGTGACCCGAGCGCTGCACACGACCTCCGATTTCCCGATCATCCTCGGAGACACGGTGGGCAGGGTGCTGCGTGACGCCTATCAGGCCGCGCCCTCGGGCATCCGACGCCTCGGACGCCAGACCACGGCGCGGGATTTCCGCGCGGTGACCAAGATCATGCTGGGCGAGGCGCCGCTGCTGGAGAAGCTGAACGAGCACGGCGAGATCAAGGCCGGGACCATGGCCGAGGCTCGCGAGGCCTACAAGGTCGAGACCTGGGCGCGGAAGATCGGCATCACGCGGCAGGTGCTGGTCAACGACGACCTCGGCGCCTTCGCGGACCTCGCCCGCCGCATGGCCCGGAAGACGTCCGGTGCGCCATCGCGATCCTGGATCCCGGCGGAATGGATGACGGCGAACAGCAGCAGGCCCAGCGTATCGGTCATGATGTGACGCTTGCGCCCCTTGATCTTCTTGCCCG